TTAATTTTGCCTTGCGACAAAACATAGAAAGGATTAGTTGGAAGTTTTTGTATCAATTCTTGTGTAACTATTTGACAGTAAGCAACAGAATTGGCACCAGCGAAATGGATGCCAATAATATTACGGCAAGCTGTCTTTGTAGTATCAGTTACATAAGGTTGACCACAAAAACCTTCTTCAGTAGCAATAGTATCACCCTTAATTTCTATAACATTGTCCGTATACGCTAGCGTAGTACGATCAACATCATAGTAGTAAGGAGTACGTAATAAATGTTTTGGAGTAGGGGAAGACATTAACACATTTGTTTGGGGTGTGACTCTGATAAACGACACTAAGGAATTTGGGACGTGTGGTAAATCAGCTTCATAAAGAAAATGGTGTGTAATATCTTTAAATGAGGGAAAAGAATTATTAGCAGGAAAAAATACAAATGAACAATCTTGATTGGAGACAGGGACATAAGCAATTTGAGAACGATTAAATCTATAAATAATTTGGCTTTTAACCATAGTTATTTGTAGTTCAACAAAGCCTTCTAATGCAAACATGTCGGTAAAGTGACGGCAACATAAAAGAGTACGATCTTTAAGAAAGATACCATACTGTGAATATGTTTTACCATCATCGAAACGGGCACTAAGTGAGCATGTAGAAAAAGCGAGTTGAGTAATCATATCAAATTGAATATGACCTTGCTGGTTTGGCAATATAATGGTACCAAGAGTTGCAGAACTAGGAGGTTCTGTACGTTTGGCACCACTATGCTTTACTTCAGCAGGAGAATAAGATTGAGCATCAGGGGAATTGGAGGATGTCATATATTTAAATACAAGATAAGCAGATGCGAGTACAGCAAAAATGGAAATTGCTATACCCAATTGACGAAGGACACTGGGTTCAAAATCTTCATCACTATAGTCGGAACAACTTTCTAAAGTGAGAATTTCATAATAACCAGTTTGATTTTGGGAATATAAATAATGGAATGGATTGAGCTTTTTCAAACTCGAAAACATTTGGATAGAAGGTAAGTGGTCAGTCTCTGATGGACTTTGACCACCCACTGGAATTTCTAGGGTTTCTTCTTCTTTGACAAAATTTACTTTAAGATTCAAAAAATAATGTGAATGAAATTCATCATTTGCGTTTATAAGACGATCGTGTTTAGTACCAACGGCACGATGAACAGGATCTAACACAAACTTTACATTTCTAGGATTCACA